ATATTGTTTACCGATACCGCATATCGCAAGCCGCCATTTAGATATATATAACCCACTCTTTGACCAGTAGCATTTGCTGCCCAATCAAAAGTGCCAATAACTAAATACTTGCCGCCTAATCCTGCTGGAATTGTCATTCGATCTGTATTGACTGAAGTGCTATGGAATGAATTAGTATCAAAATCTTCATTATTAAAAGTAACAGCTGTTCCCGTTACATTTGAGATACTTTGAGCGGCTGATTTCCATGCTCTAGCACCGATAAAAGGAATGGTAGTGGGTGTTGCCCATTTCAATCCCGTCGAAGCTGTTGAATCAGCTGTAAGCACTTGGCCATTTGTACCAACAGCCAGCCGCGCTGGAGTGTCAGCTGCGGTTGCACCAATAAGATCGCCCTTAGCGTCGACGATAGCGTTCTGGATAGCGTTCGAGTCGTCCTGAGCTACCCACGAATAATCTAGATCTGTGTTAGAAGCTTTCGCTAATACCTGTCCAGTCGTTCCGCCTTTAAGATCGACTAAAGCCGTATCTATGTCCTGACCAAGAGCCGCGATCGCCGTCGCGCCGTCCTTGACCAAGTCGGTCGACTGTGGAATGTCCCAGCCGAAGTTAGTCGTAGTAGTTGCCATGTTATGCCACCGATCCGATCGCGTCTTCCCACGTTAATGTTGGGCTGATTGTATTCCAATACTCTGCCGCTGACACTTGATTCCATCGGAGTGTCACTTGCGAAAACTCCAGCGGCGAAGCGTTTATCGTAATAAATAGCGAGTTATAACTGGCCCTAAAAGACCAGCCTTCGACGTAACCCTCGAAGACAGTGTCGACGATGTTAGGCGGAAGATCTGTAACGCGTAGCGGCATTCCCATAAAGATCTTTAAGAGTGCGTCGCGGTCTGCGTCGTCGATGTCTGGAGAAGCGATAGGGAACTCGATCGAATCGAAGAATGCGCGTGGATAAGCTTTAAGCTGTAGACGACGAGCTAGAGCCAGAGTTGCGTCCGCTGTCTTCTCGATGTTCGTGTCCCAGATTTCGGCGAACTTACCGTATTCCGAAATAGACGCGGCTTGGCTATCTGTAAGCGTTGAGCCGTTTTTATAGTTAATCGTAATAAAGTTTCGGACATCGCCGCTTCGGGTTACTGACTTTAAGCCGACGCCGATTCCCTGAGTCGCTGAGATTTCGGTGTAGCCATTAGCTGCGAGATAGGTCTGTCGATGTAATGCGTCGGCATAGCCGATTCGGCCTGATCCGTCCTCGAAGAGATAGCCAAGTCCTGATTCTGCGATCTGGCTGGCTAACGTGTAGCTAGATACTGGATCGGCTGGACGATGGATCATTTCGTACTGTCCAGGCTGATCGATCTCGCCTAGTCCTACGTTCTCCGCGTTAGCCCATGTCGTAGTCGGATCGTACTGATACCACTGTAAAGCGGGAGCAACTTCGTTCCAGTTATTAAGAAGAAGATCCGAAAGAATGTCGTAAATCTGAGTTCCATCGTAAGCTTTAGGGAGATTAAGTTCCCAGTTAGCGCGAGCTAATTTAGAGAGTGCGCCGAGAGCTGTAATGCGAGCAGAAGTAACGTAAGCCGTCGCTCCAGCTGAGACGACGCTTATTTCGATGTCGCTGATAAACCCGCCGTATAGATCGACGTAAACTCCAGTCGAATCTTTAATTGAGATAAGGATCTCGTTACCTACGGTAAAAGGGTAAGACGTATTCTGTAGGTTAATTAGTTCGATGTAGCAATAGCCCGCGACTGGCTGTTCATAGACGGAAGTTCGGCCGCTAGTGATCTGAACGCTGGCCAGTGTAACTTCTTGATAATCGACGCCGTTTATTAAGACGCGCCATTCTGGATTCCATAGCGTCACGCGAACGCACCCGATCCAAGAGTTCCGCGATAGCTCGAATTATTAAGAACGTTAATAATCGCTCGGGCTGTACCTTCTGGGTCGATTGCGCCGTTAACGGTTAAGTTAATGACTGAACCGCGACCGCCGCCGCCTAACGCATGATTCGGAATAATCGTTCCGCTTCGGCTTGGCGTAAATAATTCTGGCCCTTGCTCGCCGACCATGTAAGAAGTTCCGGACGTGACTGGGCCACCCATAGCTCGTCCGCCGCCGAAGATTCGATCTATAAGATCCCCGATACCCTGAACGAGTGGATTATTTCTTACTAGATTTATAAAATCTCTAACTAACTGTATAGCGTCGCTTAAGAAGTTAACCATTCGGGAAAGTCCACTAACGATTCCAGAGATAGCCGTACCTAAAACCTCGAAAGCTACTCTAAGGACTGTTCCGATTGCTGGCCCCATAGTGTCTCGAACGAATGTAGCGACTGACTTAAAGAGCGAGAAGAGCGGCGCGAGATCGTCCGCGTTGCCGTTAATTGAGTTTCTTACTTTATTAAACGCTGAGAATAAACCATCTAAAGCTGGCCCGAATACAGAAGCGAAGAACGGAGCTACGAAGTCTTTCATAAAGTTATAGAGAGCCTTAAATGCTGGAATAACGAAATCGTTAAGAACTACTTTAATGTTATTAAATGGGCCTTGGAGATCTTTACCGATTGAGTCGGCCATCGATGAAAGAGCTGGAATAACTTTATCGACGAAAGTCGTAACCAGCGGAGTAAGCGCGTCCAGTACGAAAGAGCCTACGGTCTCTTTACCTTCGTCGAATGCGATGTTAAGTCGATCTAACTTTCCTTGGAAAGTATCGGCCTTAGTAGAAGCTTGATTCTCAAAAGTATCGGCGAGCTTCTTGGTAATCTCGTCCATCGAAAGAGTCTTTAGCTGAGCAGCTGAAAGTCCTACGCCTAACTTACCAAGCGCGGACGTGTTGCCTTCTGTAGCTTTAGCTAACGCGTTAGAGACCGCTTCTAGACTTTTACCGCTACCCGCGCTTATGTCGAGAGCTAAAGCTTGGAGCTTCTGGGCTTTCTCTACGTCGCCAGTAGCGCGAGCTAGTCTTTCCAGCGATGGGCGTAGCTGATCGTCTGTCACGCCGAACGCGAGCGATGTTTTAGTTATGTAACCTTCGGTCGCCTTAATCTGGGCATTCGTCGCGCCTGTAACGTTTTTTAGAGTTAAAGCGAGTTTCTCCTGAGCGGCTGCGTCTGCGATCGCTGACTTAACGCCATCGACGAGAAGCTTTCCCGCGTAAGCTGCGGCTGCGACTGTGGCAGCTGCAAAAGCGGCAGCGGCTACCTTGCCGAACTTGCCGATCTTGTCGGAGAAGCCTTCGACTTCTTTCTGCGCGCCTTTAACGCCTTTTTTTAATTCGTCGAAGTCGGCGTCGAAAGTTATCTTTACTTTTGGAATGCCAGCCATTACTTAAACCTCAATTCGTCCGCGATTTTCTGAACCATGCGAGCGTATTCGCGAGCGATGATCGGAACGTAATAATCAACCGCTGGAGCGATCCAGTAGCCGCGCTTATTGTAAGGAGCCTTAAATCGATCTGTGTAAACTCGACCAAGTGAATCGATTCCTTTATGAGAGCCGTATTCTGTTCCCCATAAGAGCGCGCCCGCTGGAGCTGCGCCTTGTCGAACTTTATTACCTTTACCGCTCTTAGAAGCTTCTCCGCCATACTTGCGACCGACCTTCTTAGGGCCACCGATGTCGACGCGAATAAGACGATCGCGTTTAGCTGTAATCGTTTGAGCTACGAGTTTAGTCTGTGGAGCTGGCGCACCGTTCGCGCTCATCATTAGCTGACCAGCTAATCGCTTAGATAAGGGTAAAGCTTCATCTCGGACGAGTTGCTGATACTCGGCGGGAAATGAGTTTAAGAGACCTATAAGATTCTTAAACTCGTAAGGATCGACGGTAATGGCATAAGTGCCGCGGCCTTTCTTATCTGCCATTCCGTTTCTCCAGTATCTCTAACGCCGTTAAGATCTGCTCCGCCGTCTGCCACTCGCTCATCGGGATTTGAGTCGCGATAGAGAGTTCGACGATTAGTCGATTTAGGCTTCCGACGGGATAGCTTTTGGGTTTGCGTTACTCGCTGAGACTTCCGCGACCGTTTCGATCCAGACCTCGTAAGGTTTGACTGGAGTTCCCGCAGCTTCCCGCTTCATGGCTGCGTAGCCAAGAAAGAGAAGATCGTTTACTCCGATAGATTCGGCTTGCTGGATAGTCTTTCCAGTTTTGCTTTCCCACTTCGACCACTCGGGAGAAGCCGCCACGAATGTAACGGCCTCTCCTGAGAAGTATTCGACTTCGATGTTTAGTTTCATGTTCGCTCCCGATTCTGTTTTTTAGCTGAATGTCTCGCTTGGTGTTCCCACTACTGTAAAGGATAGCGTTACAGTTTGAGCGTCTGGGCTAGAACCGCCGACGCTTGGGAAGATTGGTAGCACGTTAAACGCGAAGACCGCTCCTGTAACAGCTGTTAGCGATACCGCTAGAGTCGTGTTAGGTGCTGTCTCTGCCGCTGTCCATAGAGCTTCGCAAAGTGAATCCGCTGCGCCCCAGTCTGCAAGCATTTCGACGTCGAACGTCCACTGCTTATCGATCGAACGGTAAGCCTTAGCGTAAAGAGTGTCGTAAGTTTCGATAGTTACATCTCCGCTTAGCGTTGCGCTTGTTGCTTGCTCGTTATAGTTTTTGGTCGCGATCGTAACCGAAAGATCGCGCCCTGTAATTACGGTCGTGGCCATGTTGGTCTCCTAGTTTGTTTGTGTGTAATAAGTCGAAAGCTGAATCTCGCAAGCGAGAATCTCTGACGCGCCTATGTTTAACGGAATCGGATTCGATACGTCTCCGACTTCGTACCCTGACGGAATAGCCGCCAGAATGCTAATTACGAGCTTCTCGATGTTATCGAGCGCGCTCTGATTATCGTAGATCGCTACGCCTACGGTCATGATTAGATTGACTTTAAGTTTTACGTTCCCTTTACTTAAAAAGCTTGGCTCTAGGTAGGGCGTGTTTGGGACAACTGCCGCGAACGGAACGATGGGCGACTCTGGGACGGAGTCGTAAGTGTTAGCCGCTACTCCTGCGATCGCTGTCTTTAATGGAGTTCGGACGCTAGTTAAGATCGAGCTGGCTGGCATTATCCGACCATCGTGTCGACGTCGATGTAATTGCCCAAGAGGCCCACGACGCGATTTAACAAGCTGCGACCCATGCGATAGGGCGAACTAGCGAAGTCCAGCCCTTCGATCTGACCGCCCGCAGCTGTGCGAGATTGGAAGACTTCGATAGATACGGCGTAGATAGCGGATTCGATGGAAGAGTTACCGACGTAGAGAGTCGCAGCTGAATAGCCGCTAAGAGTTGCCGTTCCGTTGGGAATGATCTGGCGACGAGTTACGTCTGCGCTCGTAAGAGCTGCGGAGAACGAACTGTCTGTAACTTCTGTAAGAGTGTGAGTGGCTGTAAATGGAGCTGGAAGACCAGTTACGACGATGGACTGCCCTACGACGAAAGTGTGGACGCGTCGAGTAACGAAAGTAGCGACGTTAGCTTCTAGTTTGTATTCGACTACAGCCGTCGAGTTCTGAATAAGCAGCGGGAGAATCGCTTGTTCCGCTGTGTCGATGATGTCGTTTAAGTAAGCGTCGTCGTAGAGAGAAGAGCTAACGCCTAAGACGGATCTTAGCTGCGAAGCTGTAATGATGTTAGGCATTAGCCCTTCCCTTCTACTGCTCGCCTAGCTCGGGAGCGAACTAGGCGATGATCGATTT